AAGATACTCAAGAAAAGACGAGCCGATAACCTTTTTTGGTTTTGCGACTAACTTTTTTCTTACCGATATACCAACGGGCTATATAGATACGGCAAGGTACATCCCGTCCGTACATACGGCATTGGACTTGTTGGGCAAGTTATTTGTTTCGGGAAAAATCTATGTAAAAAACAGTCAGGGAGAATTAACGGATGAGGATGACATGGTTAAACGTTTGGAGCGTCCGAATAATTTACAGAATTTCCAAGAGTATGGCAAGGAGTTTATCTACTACCTGTTATCAGCGGGATGGACATACGTACTTCCATATAACACAACGGCAGGATTCGAAAAGAAAATCAGCGAAAAGACGCAGATATTTAATCTAAACCCCGACAATGTCCAATTTCCAAGCAATAAAAAAATTGACCTGTTGAGAGACACGGACATTGATTTTAATTATTCATCAAACTTTTTATCGCTTCAAAAACTGTCTTATTCCAATGACATTATTCCATTTTATTACGGGGTAAGGAATAATCAAAATCCGTTTATCGGAGCTTCAAACCTTAGCGTACTGCAAAGGGAGATAATAAACATTGTTCTTGCAGACAAGGCAAAAGAAAACCAAATACGGCTATCGGGGCATACGGTTGTTACCCCTGACGGAGGTCGTTCTCCTTTCGATTTGGGACTTGACAAGCCTAACCGTGTGGAAGAACGGGACGGGGTAACCATGTCGATAACCGAAAGGCAGGATATTGAGGAAAAGCTGCTATCAAAAGGACTTGGAAACGGAAACCCCATAACCATAGCAAGCAAGGGGCTGAGGTCTTTCAACCTCATGGCAGGGCTTTCATCATTCAACTTTGACGAATTGAAAAAAGAGGACATAAAATCAGTGCTAAACTCTTGGCACATCCCAAAGGAATATCAGTACATAGACAGGGACGCAACTACCTTTGAGAATATGGAAAAGGGGCAACTGTTTATGTATCAAAATATTATTGAGCCGATTGCAGACAACTTTTGCAAGTCGATTCAACAATGGTACGAATACGACAGGGACATAGTCATAGACTATACGCAACTGCCTGTTTACTCGACAGTAGAGCAACAAAGGCAGGATACAAGGATTAAGGAAATCAACGAGGTTATTGAGCTTCGGGATAAAAACATTTACACAGCAGAAGAAGCGATAAAATTAATAAATCAAATCAATGAAAAATATCAAAAACCAAAACTTTGAAGAACTTGAAGAAAGTTTAAAGACAAAAAAACTTTCCAAAGTGAACAAAACGAGCCTAAAAAAGTCATTGGCTCAGAAAAAGAAACATATTGACGATTTAATTATTAAAGGCTATGATACTAAAGGAAGCACCAAACAGGGAATTTGCCTCTAAAAAAGAGATAGTAGCATATCTCAAAGAGAATAAAGAGGACATCATCAAGATAAAAAAACTTTCAGCATTGAAAGAAACTGACGGTTTTGCCAAGATTATGGCTATTTCTAAAATGGAAACAACCAAGTCGGAAAACCAAAACCCCGATGAAATCAGCGTTAAGATAGCCTTGAATACAACGAATTTCATCGATTCGTACGGCGACTTGCACGTGGCGGGGCTGTGGAACAAAACGCTGAGCGACCACGTAAAAAAGCCGTTTCCGCTCCTGCAAGAACATAGAGCGTCATTCGAAAGCGTAATTTCGTGGAATACGAAAACCTACGTCCAAAGTATGGCATGGCAAGAGTTAGGCTATGATTACGAGGGCATTACCGAAGTACTGATTATGGAAGCACGACTAAGGAAATCCGACAACCCGATTATGTTTAAATCATACAGAGAAGGCAGGGTAACGGAGCATTCCGTAGGTATGCAGTATGTCAATATCTCCATAGCATTGCATGACGAAGACGACCAAAAAGAACTTGACTATTGGAATAAATATTATTCGCTTGTAGCCAACAAAGAAGTAGCAGACGAAAGGGGCTATTTCTGGGTAGTTACAGAAGCAAAATTGAAAGAAGGAAGTGCGGTATTATTCGGAGCTAATCCGATAACGCCGACCATCGCAGTAGAAGAAAAGCCGTCTCAGGACACTTCAGATAAATCAGCAGGCACTCAATCCGAGCCGCCTTTGACCAAAAAACAATTAATAGAACTTTTAAATTTTTAGAGAAATGAACGAAGAAAAAGTAACCGTAAAGTAGGCTCAGGAACAAATAAATAAGGCTGTTACGGCTAAATTGAGCCAAATAGAAAACACACTTTCGCAGAAAAACAAAACTTTTCAGACGAAAGTAGAGAAGGAAATTGCTGATAAACTAAAATCAGCAAAAGCCAGCGGAAACAATGAAGAATTGAAGAAGCTGGAAAAACAGCTTGCCGACTTGGATAAAGTCGTAAAAAGACAGGGAGACCAAATAAATAAAGGAAAAATGGGAGGAAACACCAATCAAAAATCACTCAGGCAGAAGCTCGGCGAAGCCTTAGTAAAAGCCGTTAAGGACAATCACATTGGCGAAAGCGGGGTAACGAAAAGCCAAACGAGCATTGAAATTGTAATCAAGGACAACGCTTCAGACACGCATACCATTGGCAACGTACCTGCTTCAGTTTACCCAGAAGGAAGTTCGGCAAATGTAACCGATGAATTCTTATTGCTCAATTCAGGGCAAAGATTGGGGAGGTTATTCGGTGCGCCAATACCGACAAACAACATCTTGAACTATATACCTGTCGGAGAATTGGCAGGCAGAATCCTATTCGGGAACGTAATAGGCAACACAGAAGGAGACGCTGAATTTGTCCCTGAATGCGGTATTAAGCCTATCGTTAAGACGGATTTGGCTACCAAAAAAGTGGAAGCTGGAAAAGTCGCCGCACGTATCAGGCTGTCGGAAGAGTATCTGAATTATGTTTGGCAGGTTGTGGACAATGAATTATTGCCACGCTACCAAAATCAGGTGATGGATAAAATCGCAAAGGCTGTTTTTGAGGGGCTTCCTGAATTTGCAGGAATCCTGACAAATGCAAGTGCGTACACTCCAATCCCTTCACATCAGATATTTACAGCACCTAACAACCTTGACGCACTTTCAGCGGCTGTTAATCAGTTGGAGATACTGGAATGGACGCCTGTTATTATCGTTATCAACCCAGCGGATAGAATATCTTTGACTAACCTCAAAGGGAACGATGAACACTATTCAGTGTTCAATAACGGTTCTATTCAGTTGGTGAGAGACCAAGAAGGCAATTCCGTTGTGTCCTACGTAGGCGCACGACCTATTCCGATTCTATTCAGCAATTCGGTTGCCCCTGACCACGTATTTATTGCGAGTTTTGAGGCGTTCCAAGTAAACATCGGCAACGAGTTGATAATGAGAATGTCAAACAGCGACAAGGACGGGGATTTCAGCCGAAATATCTGGACAATCCTTTTAGAAAGATACATGGCGGCGTTTGCTCCTGTTGAAACAGGTTCAGGTATTTTATACGATACCTTTGCCAACATCAAAACAGCGATTACCGCAGGCGTTGTAGAAGAAATACCAGCACCATAGTTTAACATAAAAAATTATAAAAATGGCAGGAAAAAAACCAACAGAATCATTACCGATTACCGATTATTACGATAAGAATATAGGTAAAAAGGTAAATTTGAAGGAGACTGTTAAAGTGAAATTCACTAAGAATTTCGGTTATAACAGGGCGGGAAAAGTACAAAAGGTTTCACGCACGATGTATGACTTGTACAAAGCTAAAGGCGTTGTAGAAGAAGTAAAATAGTAAAATAAAAGTCAAATCACAGCACTAATGTATTTCATAGATAAGACCTTTTTTCACGGCGAGATATTCATTCCAAATTTGGAGGAATATTGCGATAACATGAACTTCGATGTTCTACGTTTTATTTCGCAATATGAAACCGAGTGTTTAACGCTTACTTTAGGCGAATGCCTTTTTAGCGAGCTAAAAAAACAGTTGGAATTTGACAATCCTGAAAAGAGGTTTATCTTGAAAAACGAAGCAGATATTAGATGGGAATGGCTGATAAAAGGTTTGGAATACGATAAAGCCGATGATGGCTGTGGCTGTTATTGCCACTGCGATAGAAGGCATTGGAGAGGTTTTATACATACCACTCCTTTTATCACTCCAGACGGATTAAAAGAATTAAAGTACTCTTTTATAGCTTATTGGATATATTATCAGCGTGCTTTCTCAAAAAATTCACACTCCACAGGTACAGGTGAAGCGGTGAACAATACAGAAAACGTCGTAATGATTTCCAACGAGATAAAAAGAAAATACGCTTTTAATCAATTTTATCAGCTTGTCCAAGTTGAAAACTGTGCAGGATTCGTTTCTTTGTATCAGTTTTTAAAAGACCATCGGACTTTTTACCACGAATGGTGTCCTACCTATTTCAAACCTTTAAATTATTTCGACATATGATTACTTATGCAGATGATTTAGAACGTGTTTTAGGCTATTTGATTTCCAAAATGGACTTTTCAAAAGTTACAGAAAATCAAATAAATTACCATTGGGGCGACCAAACCGAATTAAACCGTTATTTGATTTTGAAAGGCGAGAATATTGCCGTAAAAAATGCCCTCAAAGGACAAAACGAACAATTAGAGTTGAAATACCCTCTTATTTGGCTCGTTTTGCCCAATACGGGCGTTAAGGCAGAGGCTGACTGGGTTATTCATAGAGGAACAAGGCTTGTAATCGCCAAGAATACAAGGACTGACGTTCTCAATGCGACCCGCTGGAATGTCTCTTTTTCTCTACTTTCAGGAATTGCAAATATTTTGCTCAACAAATTAAACGGTAAATTCACTCAGGTTTATCAATCCAATCAGATACCACAGGTAAAAGTTACCAAATATCCGCTTTATTCCGTAAACGGCAAGGATAACATAACCATTGACGTTTGGGACGCATTAGTGCTTGATATTGACATAATTGTAAAAACAGATTGCATTACTAACGAAATATTAAATTACGATAAATTATGTCTATAATCATAGGAAAATTAGACTGTATTTCCGACCAACGGGGTACAGCTCTTAAAGGGTGTATGAACACCTTAAATCAAATTTCAAAATTCATCTTGCTTCAAAGGGGAACAAAACTAAATATTCAAACCGACAATTTAGATTTGAACACGATTCAAAACTTAATCCAATCGGGTAAAATGATTGTTTTGCCGAACTTTGACAGCATGGAAAGCCAAACGGAGGATTATACCTACGAAACGCTTGGAAGCGGGGTAAAAATCCCTGTGAGAGCAGGATTGTATGAATGGCTGGCAAATTTCAGAGGCGTATTCTGCCTTTCTAAATCCATTAATCAGCTTATCAGCCGTGCATGGGACTTGTGGCTTGTCGATATTGACAACAAATTAGCTGTGGAAGTTACGGCGGACGGCTTTATTAAAGGCTTTGAGTGTTCACTCGTTAGCGGTGAAAACCTTAGCTTTAATGACGGCTCGACTTCTTCCAAGAAGCCGTTAAGGATTCAGCTATCCCCTGCGGGTACACGTGCATTCAATGAACGTTCGGATACCATTGCTGATGGCATTGACTTTGTCAATCTTGACGGCGTTGAAGATGTTTATCTTGACGTTATCAGCGCAAAGGCAAATAACCTTGTTATCTCCGTTGTGGACGGTTGCGATAAGACCACAGTAATTGAAGGTCTTGACAGTACGGCACTGTGGAAAATCACCAATGTTGCCACAGGAAACAGCGTAACGCCTTCGGCTATCGTATATGCCGATGGAGCGTACAAGTTTACAGGTTTGACGGCGGGAGATTATCTGTTTCAACTCTACGATTCAGCTAACAGCAAGCCAATCGTTATTGTCGGTACGGGATTCTACAAGACTACGGGGGCTACTTCGATAGCCGTTACATCAAGTTGATTCTATTTGTTAATTATTTTAATTCTTTGAACTGCCTGTTTTTTTCTAATTTTTTTTAGCAGGCAGTTTTTTTAAAAAAAAATGGTATCAATATTTGAATTTCGGGACAAGATAAATTCGGTTTCAACAACCGATATTCTGATTCAGCTTGCACAGGACATTGAAGCTGAGAACACGGGCGAAGCCCTGCAACAACGCCAATGGGAACAAGGAGAGGACAGATACGGGCAGATTTTGGGATTTTATTCCAGAGCAACGGAAATCATATCCAAAGGCAGGAAGAAAGCGGGAGAGCCTTACAACCTGTTTGACACGGGCAGATTCTGGAATGAAACCTATTTAACTGCGACAATTTCAGGCGGTGATATTGTCTTTAGCCTCAATTCCAAAGATATGAAAACGCCTGTTTTGATTCAAAAATTAGGAGAGCGCATTTTTGGGCTGGAAGAAGAAAACATGCCTGAATTTACTGAAAGCGTTATGAACTTATTAATCAATAACTTAAACAAAATAATAGTATAATTATGTGCGGATGTAACGACACGGCGGGCTTTCAGCAATATTTATCGAAAGCACAGCAAGCAGAAAAAATAACAAAGACGAAGCAAATCGTCTATATCAGGAAACTTGACGGTCAGGAACGTTTTTATATCCGTCCCCTTGCGGACGCAGGCACGGACATAATGCAGGGCGTAAATGTCTATTTCACCACAGACGGCATGGAGCATAAGAACGTCTCTAAAATCGTGGAAACCCCTGAAAAACCCACTGAGGAAGTACCAAAGAAGAAAAGAAGTAAAAAATAATGCTTTACGAGAACTGTCGAACTTTGACGATTCACAACTTCAATGAGATAACCATTACAGGCAACCTCAAATTTCTAATTATTGAAGGAGAACACACAGAGGATGAATTAAAAGACAAATGGCAGGAGATTATCGGGGAATACGAAACATTAGCTAAAGACCAGAAAGTAATGAACTTGTACAGGCTGAGAGGCGAAATAAACTATCTTGAGAAATACCTCAAATATTTGCAATTAGCTGAAGAAGCGCATATCAACGGTAAAGATGTGAAAGAACTAATCAAACCCGCCTTGCCTCAACAGCTCCACGCCTTGATTTCATCGACAAGCAACAAGCTGAGAAAATTAGTTAAAGAATTTGCAGATGAAGAACAACGGAAGATTGAACACAACCCGCAAGTATTTGAGGAAGCAATAGCCTCAGCCAAAGGAAACGGATACCTGATTGACCGATATACCCTGCCTGTCTCCGAATGGATTGCCATAACCCGCCAACTTGAACAAAGGGCTAAAGAATTAGACAAACTAAGCAGAAAAAATAAATAAATTACGTAACTTTGAAATAGATACAGCGATTTCGCACAAATAACATACCTGATTTAACTAATTCTGAATTTTCGTTTAGACTCTCATTCACACCGAGAGAGGATTTTTTTTATATCGACCAGCCCGTTGGTTTTGAAAAAATGTCATTAAAATTAATT